AAGGGGCTTAGCGTGGAAGAAAATAGGGAAGCAAAAAAGGTGGAATGCGAGATATCGCCAAGCCTCGCCGCGAACGTTCGGCAAAAGGGCTGGGCCTAACGAAAGGGTACGACCATGCCGCTGATCAAGAGCAAGTCGAAGAAGGCGCGCCAGACGAACATCAAGCGCGAAATTTCCGCGGGCAAAGACCCGAAGCAAGCGGTGGCGATCGGCTATGCCGTCCAGCGCCGCGCCGGCAAGGGCAGCAACCCCGGCCCCGACGCCGACGAGCGCCGCTACCGCGCCCAGGACGGCCTGCGAACCCTCCAACACGCCGAGGAGGTCCACGGCGACAAGGACCTCATGCGCGACATCGGCAAGCACGCCCGCGACCAGCACCAGGTCGCCAAGCGCGCCGCCCACATGGTCAAGTCCGCCGCGATCAGCCAGCGCCAGGCCGACCGCATGAAAGCCAAACCCGTCGTGGAGCGATAACACGCAGATGCCGGCGCTTAAGAACCCACGCCACGAAGCGTTTGCCCAAGCCTACGTGCGCGGTGAGCACGCGGGAAATGCGGCTGCCTGCTATCTCTTTGTTTATAAACGAGATGATCGCAAAGCAGCCGCGAGGTTGCGACATGGCGGCGACATTTCACGACGAATTGACGACATTTCCGCCGATCTTGCTCATATCGATGCTCAGGCGACCGACGACGCTGTGAAAAGGCTTGGCCTTTCAAAGGAATGGGTGCTGGAGACGCTGCTCAAGAATGCCAACAAGGGCATGAAGCGCGACGACGGATCGACCGTCAACAAGGCTGCGGAACTGATCGGCAAGCACCTCGGCATGTTCATCGCCAGCGACGCGCCGAACGTGAACGTCAACGTCGGTGTGCAATTCGTCGACCATCCGCCGGCCGAGACGCGACAGGAATGGGAAGCGCGGCGCCGGCTCGAGCTCGCGCCGAAAGCAAACGGCCACGCGACCGGCAACGGAAAGGGGCACTCATGAACGCGCATCGGGTCACGATCGACTATCGTGCCCTGTTGCGCGGGCTGCGGGACAATGTGCTCATTGTCGTGATCGTGGCGGTCGCGCTGCTGATCGTGGTGATCATGTGGCAGCCGACGCCTGACCCGTCGTTCGCCTGCAGCAAGGGCAAGCATTGGGACATGCGCTACGTCGGCGACGTGGCGACGCTGGGATGTTTCGAATAGTCGCCACGCCGCTCGCGCAGTCCTGACCAGGAGACAGTGATGCTAGCAGTCGTCTGTACCGGTGAGCGGCAAGTCGAGTTGCGGCGAGTTATCGTTTGCCGCCACGCGGTCGTGCAGTTGACTGTGGCACCGATTGCACGCAGCGCAAAGGTCGCGCAATTGTTCACGGCGCCCGGTGGGATAGCAGAGGTGATGCACCTGGGTCGCGGGCTCCTTGAAACATATCTCGCATATACCCCCGGCTCGATCCATAACTTGCCAGCGCAATTGACGCCACCAGCCAATACGAAAATCGGGCCGTACATATCGAGGCTCGGTCATTGGATCCTCCTTTGTTGCCGAGGATCACGGACCATATGCCCACGTTTTGAGCCGTCAAGAACGGTAAATCCTTCATAACAGGAGATAACAAGGTGCCAACACTTGTTCTGTCCTGTTTGTTGAAACAAAATGTGAAGAGGGGGCCCCAATGGGAAAATGGGTGAAAGGTCAGAGCGGCAATCCAAAAGGTAGACCACCAAAATCGCGCGAACGATTGAAACAATCAATAGTTGATGAGCAACTCCAATTTCACAGTTTCGCAAAAGCATTTTGCGAGGGTAAAATCACTCATCGCGCTCTCATCAAAATAGCAGAAAACAAATGTACGCGGCCAATACGTCCGACGACACGTCGCGAAGCGAAGAACATATTGCTACGACGGAAATATCAAGAAGAGATATTGGCCTTACAAAGGGAGGTGGAGTTTCTCTTACGAGAGAAACTATGCCAGCAATATGTTCGCAGACTACTTCCCTTCCTTTCCCCAATAGACACGCAAAGTGACAGCGATGCTTGACCGTCCATCCCGTGGCGTATGGGCGCCGCAGCCAGGCCCGCAAAGCGAGGCCATGTACGCGACGTGGTGCAACGAGTTGTTCTACGGGGGCGCGGCTGGCGGCGGAAAGTCGGATTATCTGCTCGGCGACTTCCTGCGCGACGTGCCGACCTATGGCGAGGCATGGCAGGGCGTGCTGTTCCGGCGCACCTATCCTGAGTTGGAAGAACTGATTGGCCGCGCGCACGATCTTTATCCGCAAACCGGTGCGGAATGGAACGAGCAGAAGAAAACCTACACGTGGCGAAACGGTGCGCACTTGCGGTTCCGATATCTTGAGCAGGAACGCGATCGGCAACGCTATATCGGACATGCTTACACGTGGATTGGATGGGACGAGCTCACGCAATGGGCGACCGATCGCGCATACCGCTATCTGCGCGGCCGCTTGCGCTCGGCAAAGGGCGAAGTGCCGACCAAGCGCATTCGCGCCGCGGCCAATCCGGGCGGGCCAGGCCATCATTGGGTCAAGTCGTATTTCGTCAATCCGGCGCCGGGCGGCTACGAGGTGATCGACGACGCGACCACTGGCATGTCGCGCATGTTCGTGCCGGCGCGGCTGACCGACAACATCATCCTGACGCAGGCCGACCCCGGCTATGCGGCGCGGCTGCGCGGGCTGGGCTCCGAGGCGCTCGTCAAAGCCTGGCTGATGGGCGACTGGGACATCGTCGAGGGCGCGTTCTTCGACTGCTGGAGCGTGCGGATGGTCGTGCCGCCGGCCGAACTGCCTGAGGACTGGCTGCGCTTTCGATCGGCCGACTGGGGCTCGGCGTCGCCGTTCGCGATTGTCTGGTGGGCCGTGGTGCAAGACGACTGGGAGCATCCGAAGACCAAGCAGGTGCTGCCGCGCGGCGCGCTGGTCTGTTACCGCGAGTGGTACGGTTCGCAGGACCCGGCGCAGGACGGCTCGCGCGGCCTCAAGCTGATGGCCGACCAGGTCGGCAAGGGCATTGTTACACGTGAAACACGCGACCCGAAGTTGGCCTACGGCGTGCTCGACCCGTCGACGTTCCGGCAGGACGGCGGCCCGCCGATCGCCGAGGTGATCAACATGGAACTGATCAACGCCAAGCTGGTGCCGTTCCGCGAGGCGGACAACACGCGGGTGCCGCGCACGCACGACAAGCGCGGGCCGATGTCGGGCTGGGACCAGATGCGCTCGCGCATGGTCGGCAAGCTGGACAGCAAGGGCAAGCCGGTCGGCAAGCCGATGGTCTACGTGTTCTCGACGTGCGTGGCGTCGATCCGGACCATCCCGGTGCTGCAGCATGACTCTCAGGTGGTCGAGGATCTCGACACCAATTCGGACGATCACTGCGCGGACGCCTGGCGCTATGGCTGCTCGTCGCGGCCGTGGCTGCCGACGCACCCGGTGCCCGAGGCGCCGCGCGACGGCTACCGCGACGAGGACGAGGAAAACGACCGCTCGAGCTCGGTCAGTATCCAGGTGCTGTGACGTGGGGCGAAAATTCACCATCGAACGCCTAGAGCTCGCGGAGGCAAATGCCTTTGTCACCGAGCACCATCGCCATCACAGGCCGGTCGTCGGCCATGTGTTCTCGATCGGCGCAGCCCATGAAGGCCGCATCGTCGGCATTGCCGTTGTCGGCCGGCCGGTGGCTCGGATGCGCGACGATGGAGTGACCGCCGAGGTGACCCGACTAGCGACCGATGGCACAAAAGACGCCTGCTCGTTCCTCTACGGGGCCTCGGCTCGAGCCGCATTCGCCTTGGGGTTCAAACGGATAGGGACGTACATCCTCGCCACGGAGCCAGGAACATCGTTGGCAGCTGCCGGCTGGCGCATGATCGGTGAGACGCCTGGCCGGTCGTGGTCGGTGCCATCGCGGCCGCGCGTCGACAAGCACCCGCTGCAGGTCAAAATGCTGTTTGAACAGGTGCTGTGATGGTGCCGCTTGACGAGTGGGTGAAATGGATGGTGTGGGCGCGGGCGATGACCGAGCAGTTCGAGCGCGAGCGGCGGGAACTGGCGGCCGAGCGGCTGCGAGCACAGTTTCGGGTGCTTGTCACCCCCGCGATTACAAAGAATTCTGATCCGCAATCGCAGGTGCGAGAGCAAACGGAGGGAGTACATGACGGAAACAATTAGCGAATTCGCCCCGAAGCGACAGCTACCGCAGAGCCTGGACGAGATCGAGGATACGATCACCAAGCACCGCCGCGCCACCGAGCAGAGCACCGTCCGGCTCAACGATGTTCCCGAGCGGCGCGCCGGATTAGAGTTGAATGAGATCGCGCAGATGGTGGCGTCGCTGCCGCTGCGCCAAGCGATGGAGATGGCCGAGGCGGTGGTGAAGCTGGAAGAGTACAAGCCGCCAACCACCAAGATCGAGCTCGCCATGCTGCTCAACGAGTGGGCCGAGAAGCGGCTGGCCGGCGTGTACGGGGCGCGGGAGGGATAAAATTTTGGACAAAGTCGGAAACCGGGCTGACAGGAACGGTTGTTGCGTGTGATAGGCAAAACCCAGGTAGTACCCTGGGGTAGAACGTGCTGCTCTACAAGATACGACCGTTTCCGCGACTGGCGACCATTGAAACGCGGGTGACCCATTTCCGGCCCAGGGTCAGAGAGGCGAACCCCCTGATCCTGGCGCTGTGCGAGGGTTGCGGCAGCCAGGTGCGGCTCGGGCCGAACGAGGTGCCGCCGCCGAACTGTTCTGAGTGCGGCGGCTAAAAACCCGTGCACAACTGCCGTAGGGCGGCTTGAAACCGGCTAGCGTGCCGCCATGGCACAGACGGCCCCGACCGCCTACGGGTATTACGACAACAGCGATGCGTCCACCTCGTCGACCTCGAGCACGCTCGGCGGCGGGGATAGCGTCACGCGCCGGATGGTGCCGTCCGACCGGCCGCGGCCGGGTCAGCAGGCGGACGTCTCGAAATTGCGCCGGCAGTACCTCGACTACCTCGGCACCAAAATGCCCGAGATCGAGGAACAGAAGATATCGCGCCGGTATTACAATGGCGCACAGTGGTCCGCCGAGGCGGTCAAGGCGCTGAGGGAACGACGGCAGCCGATCATCACCTACAATCGGGTGCGGCCGAAGATCAACGGTATTGTGGGTTTGGTCGAGCGGCTGCGGCAAGACCCGAAAGCCTACCCCAGGAACCCGCGCAACGAGAGCGGCGCCACGGTCGCCACTCAGTCGATCCGCGCGGTGCTCGACGGCGTGCAGTGGCAGATGATGTCGAGCGATGTCTGCCGGCTGGGCGCGACCGAGGGGCTCGCCGGGGTCGCGCTCGAGCTCAAGATGGGCGACCACCAGGATCCGGACGTTTCGCTCGAGATCATTCACAACGAGGACTTTTTCTACGACCCGCGCAGCCGATCACCGGATTTCAGCGACTGCCGCTTCATGGGCCTCGGCAAGTGGATCGACGAGGACGAGGCGATCGAGATGTTCCCCGATCAGGAAGAGTTGATCGCGGGGATGATCAACACCGGGTCGGACATGACGACCAATGCCGACAACGAGTACAAGTGGATACTCGTGACGCAACGGCGGCTGCGCCTGGTCGAGCATTGGTACATCGAGAACGGCGAATGGTACTGGTGCTTTTACGTCGGCGAGGTGTGGATCGACGGCGGGATTTCGCCGTTCATCAACGAAGTTAAAAAGACGATATCGCGGTTCATCATGTTCTCGGCGTTTGTCGACCATGATGCCGATCGGCACGGATTTGTGCGCGATATGCAGGGCGCGCAGGACGAGATTAACCAGCGGCGATCAAAAGCGCTGCACATTTCCAATAGCCGGCGACTTATTCTGGAGCGCGGCGCGGTCAATGATGTCGAGACGGCGCGGCGCGAGTGGGCGCGGCCGGACGGCGTGCTCGAGATCAACCCGAACATGAGTGCGAAACCCGACGACACGCAGGCGGATCTCGCAGCGCAGTTAAGCTTCCTGCAGGAGGCCAAGCAGGAGATCGAGCGCATCGCCAATGTGACGCCGTCCGTTGGCCAGGGCGACGCGCCGAAGAACCTGTCGGGCCGTGCGATCAATTTGCTGCAGCAAGGTGCCACAGCGGAGCTCGGGCCATTCGTGATCGGATACAGGGACTTCAAGCTGCGGGTTTATCGCGCGATCTGGTTCGCGATCACACGGTTCTGGAATGCCGAACGGTGGATACGCGTTAACGACGACCAGGGCCTCGCGCAGTTCATCCAGATCAACGGCGTCGATGTCGACCAGCGCGGCATTCCGGTGGTGGTCAATGCGGTGGGGCAGATCGACGTCGACATCATTTTGGATGAAGGGCCGGACGTCATCAACATGATGGCGGACAGCTTTGATATCCTCTTGGGCATGGCGCAAGCGGGAATGCAAGTGCCGCCCGAGGTGTTCATCGAGCTCTCGCCGCTGCAGTCGTCGGTCAAGGCGAGCCTGCTGCAGAAGATGCAGGCGGCGCAGAACAATCCGCAGGCGGCGCAGATGGCGCAGATCCAGCAGCAGATGGCGCAGTTGCAGGTGGCGCACGAGCAGGCGCGGATCCAGGGCACGCTGGCGCATGTCGACGAGCGCAAGGCCGCGACGCTGCAGAAGGTTGCCCAGGCGCAGAAGGCCGGCGCCGACGCGACCAAGAGCGCGACCGAGGCGCACAGCAACGTGCACGAGACGATGCGGGAGAACATCGCGACGCTGCAGGGGCTGATGTCGCCGAATGAGGGCGCGCCGCCGGGACAGCCGCAACAGCAGCCTGCGCAGCCTCAACAGCAGGCGCCGGAACCGCAGCCTCAGCCTATGACGCCGTCGCCTGCGCCGCCGATCCACGGCGCAATGCTGGCGCCGGACGGCAACCACTACGCCCATGATCCGCAGCGTCCGGGCAAGTTTTTAAGGATTATCCGCCGTGGCTGATGATCTCGGCACAGTCCTTGCGGTTCCGGTCGACCACGATCCGTGGGCGGTGCCAAAGCCTGGGCAGACCGTGCCGCCGACGATGGATCCGATCTCGGCCATGCGCGCGGCGGCCGGCGACGTGCTGCAGCAGGCGCGGCCGTACTGGATGGACCTGGACCCGACCGATCGCGAGATCGCGGAGCGGCAGGACGCGATGCAGCGGGGGATCAGCCAGCCCGGCAAGGTGTTGCCGACCACCGGAATGAATCCGGTGCCGTTTGCGGCGCTGGACATTGGCAGCATGCTGCCGGTGGGCGGCGCGGCGAAGCTTGCGGCGGGCATGCTGGGGATCGGGGCGAAGCGGGCTCTGGCTGGTGCGGCCGAAGCTGGCACTGGCGCGGCGGAACGTGCGGCACAAGAGGCGGCTCAGGGCATCCGCGCGTATCACAGCAGTCCGCACGATTTCACGCAGTTCGACCTGTCGAAGATCGGCACCGGCGAGGGCGCGCAGGCCTACGGGCATGGGATCTATGTGGCCGAGAACCCGGCGGTGAGCGGGGCTGGCGGCGAATATTGGCGGGCATTCGCCAGACAGATGCAACAGGAGGGCCAGTCGCCAGAAATGACGCATGCGATCCAAGTACTGGAAGGTGCAGGCGGCGATCGAGCGCAGGCTATCGCGAAGCTAGACGAAGTGCTGCGTTCCAATGTGCCGACTGCTTATCCGCGTGAGAAAATACAGGCCACACGCGACCTACTCGCATCAGATCAACAGGTCGGCCCGCGCACCTACGAGGTGAACATCGGGGCGCGGCCGGAGCAGTTCCTCGACTGGGATAAGCCGTTCAGTCAACAGCCGAAGACGGTTCGCGATCTGTTTGGGTACTTCGAGCCGTACCCAAGCCCAACCGGCGAGGAAATTTATCAACATCTGGGTCGCGGTGCGGATAAGGCGGCGGCGACACAGAAATTGATGGACGCTGGCATCCCCGGGATACGGTACCTCGACCAGGGATCGCGCAGCAAAGCATACATGGTGCAACCGACCTATAAAGGCGAGCCGTACCGTGACCCTGTACACTTTGACAATCCTCATTCCGCCGAACAGTGGGCGCAGGAACAGCGCGATAAGGGATTTGGTGCAGATGTGAAAGACACCGGCTCGCGCAACTACGTCGTGTTCGACCCGAAGATGATCGAGATCATGCGAAAATACGGCATAGCCGGGCTGCTCGGCGGCGGCGCGGCGAGCCAGCTTCCACAATACCCGCTGCCGTTCCAACCCGGGAGATGACCATGGCCGCCAAGGTTCTCTACACGCAAAAGGGCAGTGACCCGGCAACGGTCGTTTGGCCGGCCCAGGGACCCAACCATGAGAAATTCACGTTGGTCAGTGGGACGGCGCAGGTGATCCCGAACCTGATCGCCTACGGCAACGGCACCCTCACGTATCCCGATGGCCGCGCTCTGCCGCAACTGACGCCGGCCGGCTCGACCGTTACGTCCCAGAAATAACGGAGTTCACCATGGCAGGCGAAAACCCGGCAACATTCGCGGCGGGCAATGCCGCGGCGATCACGCCGAACGACACGACCAACATCGCCCCGACGCGGGCGATCTATGTCGGTGTGCAGGGCAACCTGGCAGTGCGAATGATCAGCGGGCAGAGCGTCACGTTCACGGCGTGCCCGGCGGGCCTTCTGCTGCCGGTGCAGGTCGATCGCGTGCTTGCGACGGGGACGACCGCGAGCAGCATTACGGCGGTATGGTAGGTGACACATGGGTAAGAGCACGACGTTCGACGGCGATATCTTAAAGCTTATCTTCAACGGAACGGGGATCGCGAACATCGCGGATAATACTGCGACCTCGCCGTTGACGACCTTGTGGGTGGCGCTGCACACGGCAGATCCTGGCGTCGGCGGCACGCAGTCGACCAGCGAGATCGCCTATACAGGCTACGCTCGCCCCACAGTGGCACGCAGTGGTGTAGGCTGGACGGTGACGGGCGCGTCGGTGAGCCCGGCCGCGGATATCACCTTTGGCTTGATGACGGCTGGCGCGGGTGGCACGGCGACATACGCATCGGTCGGCGTCGCAGTCTCGGGCGCGACGAAGATCCTCTACAGCGGAACGCTGACGCCTAACATTACGGTAACAAACGGCACCACGCCGATCATCAAGGCCGGCTCGACCATCGTGGAAAGCTAATGGCGATCATCGGGATCGGCATCGACATATGGACGCCGTCGATCAACGGCGGCAGCAGGATCCATCTGCCGCCCGGCCAGGCGATCCTGTTCTCGCGCGGCCAGGCGACGGTGAGCTTCCTCGCCAACTCGCCGGGCACGTTTGCCATGGTGGGTGCAGCGACCGTGGCCTTTGTCGGATCGACGGGCGGCGGCGGCGGCTTCACGCCGGCATATCAGTTCAACGACGCGCGTAATTCGATGTACGCGACGCACGTTTAGGGAGGCAGCCATGGCTGGCGCTTGGACGACGATCAACATTCTCGACGCCACCGGCACCAGCAAGACGATGCGGGTGTGGAGCGAAAACTCGACCACGGGGCCGTATTCGTTTGGGCAGGCGCTTGACGATGGCTCTGGCGCGGGCGTGATCCCGGCAATCAAGGCCGGTGCCGCGTTGCCGAGCGCGAGTACCGATCCGGCGCTGGTGGTGACGATCCGCGACATCAACGCCAACGGCGCGACAACAAGTTCAGCCTCGGCGCCGGTCGTCGGCGCGACGGACGAAGCGACGCGCGCCACAGCACTCGACACAAGTTTCATCGCAAATGGCGCGGCCAACACGAAGCTGACGCCGAAGTTTGTCAAGGTGGTTGCCTCGTCCTCTGGTGTGACAAACATCCTCGCGCTGGTTTCGGCTAAGAAACTGCGCGTGCTCGCCCTGAAGCTGACGGCAAACGGCGCCGTGAACGTCAAGTGGCAGTCACACGTCACGCCTACGGATTTGACGGGCCTGAGCTACTTCGCGGCTGCGGGCGACGGCGAGGTGCTGTCGTTCAATCCGGTGGGTTGGTTCGAGACTGTTGCGGGCGAGGCGCTCGATATCAACCTGTCAGGTGCGGTCGCGGTCGGCGGGCACCTGACGTATGTTGAGGTCTAATAATGTCGCGTCGGTTGCTATCCGGCAAAGGCTTCTCGCATGGTGGCGGAGGCGGTTCCTACACCGGCCCCGGCGACATCGCCAGCGGCGCGTTCGCCTGGTGGGGCTTTCGCGCATACAACAACGCATACATCTCTGGCGTTAAGCATCTCGTTGATATTGCGGATGCCTCAAATTTGAACCCGACGACCATTGATTGTACTGTAACCGGGGCGTTCGACACAGCGACATATAATACTTGGGCCACAGCTCACAGCGTGAGTGCAGGTACTGCGCTAGTGCGGAAACTGTACGATCAAGTCGGCACAAACCATCTTACCCAAGGCACTTCCGCCAACATGCCAACACTTAACGCTAGCGGCGTCGTCAGCATGTCGGTCGCTAACGGTTTTGGCGGAACGTTCCTAAACACTGGAAACTTTACGCTATCTCAAGGGCTAAGTGTGTCACTTATAACTAATCGCGTAACAACTAATTTTTCCAATTGCGCGGTTTTGGAAAACGGGGTTACCGGCGACGCATTGGGATACGATGCGGGTACCCCCCTGCCTCATGTTGCAAGTTCAGCCGGTATTGCTTCATCAAATGCCGTCGCCTTAAACACGCCGTGCGCATCGCAGTTTTTTTTGAACGGGTCCGGATCACTAATTTATGTAGATGGAACAAGCACTGGCCCCAGTGCAGGGGGGCCGTTCTCATTTTCCTCCGCCCCTCTGTATGTGCTTGGAACGGTCGACGTAATCAAATTTACCGAGAGCGGTTTGTGGTCGGGCGATCAGTCCTCGCACTTCGCTGCACTGAATACAAACCAGCATACGTTCTGGGGCTTCTAAATGACAACTCCTATCGAACAACTTGCGTTCCGGCCGACAGGTGCTCCATCTCCCAATAAAGTGACATTGGGTGATTATTCTGCCCGTGTAGTCAACGCCAAGGACTACGGAGCCGTGGGGAATGGTGCCACGGACGACACCGATGCCATTCAAGCAGCATTCAATGCTGCGTTAAACATGAGCATGTTTCAGGGGTCTATCAACGGCGCAACTGGCATCCTTACTGTATCTGGCGCCGCAACGGTCAACGGGGAAACTAGGAACAAAAGTTTTGCCACTATTGTGGCCGGCTCTGTCGTTGTTTTCCCCGACATGCCTCTTATCCCTCCTAACTTCTTTCAGCCAACCCGCCTGACAATCGCAGCGTTTGGAACGGGGGGGACAACTGGTACGGGGGGCGCTGGAACCTATCAACTGATTTCCTCCGGTGGCAATTTTAATACCCAGGCATCCCAGCCAATGCTGGCTTGCCCCAGCACTCAGCAAGCCTGTAATACGCGCAAGACATGGATTCCGGCAGGTAATTATTGGATTTATTCTCCGCTTTACGCTTGTGCTGCGCTAGGTGTGCATATCTACGGTGACGGAAATGGCGCTACACAACTGCTATACTTGGCCGATGGAACCCAAAAGAATATATTAATCAACGCAGGCGGCCCTGCTAATAACTTCTGGACGCCAATTATTGCTATGGACGCCATTGCATATAGCAAAATTGAGGGCATTTCATTAGGCACATATCCACAAACTCAAAACGAGCAGGGCGCGTATCCGACTTCGACTCGGTTTACCGGGTCGATTTCTGGAGATGTGCTCACTGTATCGGCCGGACCGTACGATGGTGCCATCGTGGCCGGAATGACCGTATCTTATGCGCTATTCGGCGTGGGCCAATCTCCCGTTGGCTTGGCGATCTTGGCGTTTGGCACAGGAGGCACGACGGGTACGGGGGGCCTGGGAACCTATAAACTTAGTTTTTCTCCCGGCATTACTGACCCGGACATGGCGGCGACCTCGGTTGTACCCCGCATGACTGGAATACTGGCGTATCAATCCGGTGTCCTAGGAACTACAAGCGCGATACATTTTGAGAATATGAACATTTCCGATATGTACGCTGGAATTGTAGGAGACCAGGGAGCCGGAAATGTGGAAAATTGTATTCTGTTTAATGTTGGTTTTGCCAGATGCGGCTTTCGCGGGCTATGGCTCACTGGTCAAAATGTTCTTAACTGGCAAGTTTATGGAGGGGGTGCTTCCAGCTGCGGATGGCTATCTACTTATAATGTTACGTCATCAACCGGAGCCTTTGGCGCAGCCTACTACAGCGGAGTAGGCTCCATTGGTTGCATCTATGGAATTTCAAATACGGGAAACCAATGGGATGTTGTAAATGACTCCGGGCAACAGATGCACCTTGCCGGCGCTTCATTCGAGGGCGGACCCGCTTTTCATGGAGTCCTTACATGGTCATCCGCAGGGGGCGGAACAGCAAAGATAGTTACAACTTATCCGCACAAGTTTAAATTTAACCAAGACATAGCGATCTATATTCTTGATGGCGGGACACCAGCAAGTTATGAAGGGCGCTTTTTTGGGACTGTGGTTGATGCCAACACCATCACTTACCCCCTTGCAAACCCCGGGGGCTCTGGTGGAGGCTATGTATCCCCAACCAATAGCGGTACGGTTGCGCTTGTCGGCACGAATATGAGTATTAATTCGTGTTTCTTTCGTGGAGGCGATACCTCGTATACGCTTCC